ACTTCGGTATCCTGAATGCAATAACTAAGCATTTCAGGATTGTATGTTTCCCAAGCACCCTCGTGCTTACCAAAGTCGCCTTTAAAGCATTTGAGGCGATAGCCCCAAGCTTCTAGGCTATGACTTCCGTAGCGTTTTTGTGGCAATCCAATGGGCCGTCTTTCATGGTCTCTGTTCAAAATATGTGGATAGAAGAGACGTGAAAGAACAAGAGTGTCAATCACCTGGCCCTGAAAATCAAAGTCATACAGTTCTTTGATCATTGGAATGTCATAGCCAAGTATGTTGTGCCCAATGAGCACATCTGCACGTCTGAGCTGCTCGATACCTAGGTCAAGGTTCTTGCGGGGAGAGTCCCATACAAGAGCCTCTGAAGGCTCAGATAAATCTCTGGCAACGATGCAGTGCAGTTGACTACCACGACGAAGAAGTCCAGTAGTCTCAAGGTCAAACAGTAATGTTGTCATCTTCGTTGTACTCTGAATATTGTCCATTGCTTGAATCATCTGTTCCCGTTGGAATGTGCGTGTAGAGGTCTTTGTTTTGGAATTGCTCTTCCCTTTCGTCGAAGCGGGGTGATTGATTGTTTGTTGAGAAGCGTTCATCTTCGTCTTCAAATAAAGGTTCAATAGAAATAGATAGTTCGCGTGCCAATCTTGCTGCACGCCTAAATTCGTCCTTGTAGTAAGGCTCCCATTCATGGGCAACTACAATGATTTTCCTAATACCCATCAAATACAATTGAAAGATTGATGCAGAAAATGGGTATCGTGTTGAGTACACAACAGCTCCAGTAATAGGAGTGCCTCTTTTGCAAGCAGTGGCAATCGCATAAGTAATGCAATCGACTTCTACTTTGCATTCAGCTAATATGCTGCGCCCATCACCGACAATTTCTTTGTCGCGAACAAGTATGCATCCACCCGGTGCAATAGGGTGATTTGATGCAGATGCAACTTGCTTTGCAATTCCCATAAAGTATTTTTCTTTTTCTGGGATAAATGTCGGATCAATAGATTTGGGTACACTCATATCTCGCAGTTAATGTTATTCAGTTCTATAGTAAGTAGGTGAAAGTTAAAGCGTGACATATGGATTACGACAAATTCAAGAAAGAATACGAGGATTTTGATGCGTATATGAAGCAGTCGCGTAAAGAATTTATTCTTGATAGTAAAGAGCTGCCTAAACCAAAGCTTGTAAGGCTCGAAGGTAAGCATTCAACAAATGATGCTTGGATGGACCTTGATAGTTGGATAGGTCAAGAAGATCGGATTCCAGAAGACCGAGTAAATCATCCGTCTCATTACACACGAGGTACTCAAGAAGCAATCGACATCATTGAAGAAGCTATTCAAGATGCTCCGTCTCCAGTAGAAGGAATGCTTCAGGCTCAGGTTTTGAAGTACCTGCTACGTCTGTGGTTGAAAGACAATCCTCAGGAAGATGCGAAGAAAGCTGCTTGGTATCTGCAAAGATTGATCGAGAAGCTTTGATCATCACTTGACTTAATGCCGGCGTTAGCCGGCTAGCAGCGTTGAAAGAATATACCGTTTGATTTGAGTTCGAGTGTTTCGAATTCATTGACATGCATACATATAGATTCGTAGACCTGATTTAAGTCTTTTGTTGCGTGTTGGAATATACATGCACATCCGTTTGCAAAAGCCTTGTAATTTGAATTTGGGTCATACCAATAGAGAGGTTGCAGACAATCCCAAGGGTCTAGATTTTGTGATGCCCAGCAGTTGAGTTCTTCTAGCCTTTGAGCAGTCTTGACGATATGAGATTCAATTGCTTCTGTTTCAGGAGGAATGATATATCCGTTGTTTTGTAAAAGAGCATCTTTCCACATAATAGTCCCGTCTCTTTGAATAAGACGTGACGGATGAAACATAGAACCAGAAGGAAATCTAATTAATACGTCTGGTGATAGGTGCTTGGACATTAAACGTTACCCTTCTGCTCGTTGTAATGATCCAAGTCTCTTTGCCAAGAATCACCTGCGTATTCGTTGAAGCAGACTCGTCCAATGTCTCTAAATGTGTGATAAAACAAAGTAGTTTTATCGATGCTAGTCAACGCCATTTCAACAGGCGGACCATACACAATTATATTCCAAGTAGAAGGACAAATAGGCTCAAAGCCATCAGGTGTCGCTCGAAGCTGCTTAATTCTTTTAAATGGGATGCAGAAAGGGTAATCGAGTAGACCAGGTGCAGCTCGAATTAATTCTGAAGCGTTAGTGAAAAACACAAAGCTATTGATTCGATGATTGCGGTACTCATCAATAGTCTTGTTCAACCACATTCGGTTTAAACGTACAGCACCCTTAGGGGCAACAAACACGTTGCCATGCCAATGCTCTTGCAACGGGTTGGTTTCTACAGATGGGACAGACGTTGCATCTACAAGAACTTGCTGAATAGGATCTGACGTTGGGTCATAGTCAATCGATCCCATTACTGAACGAGCACGTTCAATAATTTGAGGTGTGGGATATAGGGGAAGCTTAAGTCCGGAGGCTTTTAGTTTATCCGCTAAATTCTGCTGAGATCGCTCTGAGGCTTTCTTGGCTCCCGCCTGCTTCGACAGCAAATGTTCTTGTTCCAGCATCACTGATCAATGTAATTAAAACGTTTTTAGACCAGTCATTTTCGTCAACCTCTTCGATCAACTTTCGCAAAAACGTAACTACCTGATCGTCTTCTGCATTTTCTGCGGAAATAATATCTCTCTCAATATCCGATCCGCTCATAAATGTAGTGGAATCGTTTTGTAGATTGATAATCAATGAACCAGCACCTCGTGCTTCAACACCATTAGCTGCGATATTAATAAGGTCAGTCAAGATAAGTTCAGCAGTTGCGGCAAGGAACTTTTGTTCGTTATCTTTTTCTTCTCCCCACTTGTCAGATTGAAGTAATTGCTGAAGTAAATCTGTTCTGCGTGACATAGTAAAATGACTCTTTAATAAGGATACGTAAATTAAATTTAATCTGTGGGTTTTTCTTCAGGTTCCTCGTTATCTGTTGGAGTTTTGAACATCCCTGGATCATCAGGCTCTACCTGAGATATATGCCGACCTTCTAAGAAATCAGTAAGTACAGCTTCATATCGTTCTTCAAACCCGCTATCAGGGTTTAATAGCAGAGAAGCGCGAGCTGCTGCCTGAAGTGTCTCATCAAATTTGTCTTGATTCTTGAGTGATTCTTCAATCACATACTCTTGCACATTTTGCTTTAATGTATGTAATTGGCAAGCAAGCTCAAATGAATCTATATAGCTGTCGTGATCAACAAATACACCAATATGCTGGGGTATAAGATGAAATGGGTTGCAGCAATACTTATTTCCGCATGTAGTTTTTACACCAGTAAATCCAAGATCACCCCAAGTAAACCACATTGCAACACGTTGAGGGTGATGCTGTGTTGATGAACTAATGCCAGGCCGACGCCATGAGAACTGGGGTTGCTTAGTTCTAGGGTTGATAGTGCCCTCCCAGTTCCAGCATTCGTCAGGGCTTCCCATGTCTACCTGAGACCAAAACTTGAGAGCTTTGGTTCGATAGGTTTTTAGTAGGCGGTCAATGTCAAACGACAGCATCCCCTCTCTAGCTGAGTTGACACACCTCACACACGCTTGATGGCTGTCATAGCGCATTGAGTGTGATGAAAACCTGCCTAAAGAATGCCCGTGATATATACACAATTCACCTTCTTCAGCAGTATTGCTGAGTTGTTTGAATCGTCTGCCGTAAGCATGACCGCCACGTTTACGGCTGGGCTGAGCTTCTGCCATTTTAGAAATCTCCTTCAGGTTTCACATATTCACCACCAAGTGCTGGATATTGGGAGCTTGTCGGTAATGCAGCTAATTGATGATTGATCATGTACTCGTAGCGAGTACTGTTTTCGTACTTAATACGAACGAGTTTGGCTCTAGGCGTGTAATACTCAGGAGTTCCTACAACAAGTGCAGTCAAATCATTAGTAAGCACACGGACACGTAGGCCAATCTGGATATCTTCAGCTTTCATTGTAATTAAAAAAGTTATAAAATCAGAAGTCTTTGAGAATATGATCCTCATTAAGTGGTTCATCAGCAGGACGAATCCATAGACGAACTGACTTAGTTTTACCTGAAATAGGATCCTTCCGTGAGGTATTTAGACGCCTCCATCCAAGTGTTTGCAGAACATCAGCAACACGTCTTGCTTCACGTCTGCCTTGCTGTCTTGGGTCAAGATCAAGTGCTTGAGTAAGCACTTCTGCAGCAGTAACTTCTTCTTTAAGAGAGCAGAAGCTGCTGATCTTTTCCATCCAAGGATCTGGATCACCAAACTCTTGGATGTATTCAGCAATTTGAGCAATCTCACCGCTGTTGAATTCGTACGGAGTCCCTTCGCGGTAAGCCTGTACAGCAGAAGCCCATAGAGAATCACGCTCTTCAGCCAGCTGCTTCCATGGAATAAGGAAGTT